ACGGCCGAGGATTCCGTCGGCGCTGGGCTACCGGTTCGGGCACGGTTACACCATCCTCCGAAAGCACAACCTGTTTCGGCTCAAGCAGTCGCTGCATTTATATTACTACCGAAGGGATCGAAACCGGGTCATCTCGTTTAAGCGGGCCTCCGGCCTGATCTCACGGCTTGGGCAGCTCCGAAAGTGCGATTGTCAACGGATTTTGGAGCGGTATTACCAGCCGAAGACCATGTTCGATCTTAAGAAAGTCGTCCGAAAAGAGTGCAGACGGCTTCAGAAATTATATCCGCCCTACCAGGCGGCGTGAAAGGAGCGGCACCATGAAAGTACAAGGGATGGTTGACCCCGGCAGTTTTACCGTGGAGCGCATTCCCGGAAGCGGAAGAAGCCTTGTACGGCTTTTCCAGAACGTGACGCCTGTCCAGACCGAGGACTTCACCGGATATGAGTACGACGAGTACCATGTGGAGGTGGAGACCTGGGACGGCATCGCGGCAAACGTGCGGGAGAACTACGAGACGTTCCTGAGAAAGGGAGTAGACAACGAGATCGACCGCAGCAATCGGGCACTGTATTCCGCACAAGTGGATACGGATGCCATGAACGTGGACCAGGAATTCCGTCTGACTCTGCTGGAGCTGGGTCTGACGGAGCTGGATATTTAAGAAAGGGGAAAACTACTATGTTGTACCGAACTTTGAAGCGCATGATCGAGAGAGGCCAGACGGCGGGTATCGAGACGAAGCTCGATATTTTCTATGCCGCCGACAAAATCAGCGAGAGCGAGTATCAGGAACTGCTCGGGATGCTGAGTCCCAAAGCCTAAGCTTTCCAAATTTGCCTGCTTTGAAGGAGGTTGGATGATGGCGGAAGAAAAGAAACCCACCTTTGTCGAGGTGGGTGATCGGTTAACATGATCAGCTATATCGAGTACCTGAACATACCTATCGCTTTAGGTCTGGCTATTATCGGCGTTTTTTTGATCATGCAGATCGTTGGCGAAATTTTGGAGTTTAAGGGGAAAGTCGTTCCCGAGTTCATTAAGATCAGGAAATATTTTGCTCGGAAGAAGCAGGAACGGCAGACCATGCGAGAAATGTCCGCGACGATTCACGATGTGGAGACCGTGTTGAACAGCGTGGAATCCCATTACAGCGAAGATAATATCGCCAAGCGTGACGCCTGGATGAAATGGGTAAATGATAGAGCAGTGGTGTATGATCAGTCCATTGAGGTTCTGAAAGAAGAAATGGATAAGAACACCGAAATCACCATGTCTCTCTACATTGAAAGCAAGCGCAGTTCGATCATAAGTTTTGCCTCGTACTGCGTTTGCCCCGATAATCCTGTGACCAGGGAGCAGTTTAAGCGAGTCTTTCGGATCTATGCGGAATATGAGGAGATCATCAAAGACAACGATCTTCAAAATGGAGAAGTAGACATCGCTATTCGCATCATTCGAGAAGCGTACGAAAACCACTTGAGAAACGGGTCATTTGTCGAGGATGTGCGTGGATACTGATGCGAGCGGATCTGGCCTCTGCTCCTGTATCTAAAGCGGCAGAACGGTGTAAAAAGAGGTGTAGGAGAGTCGATTATTCCTCGATTACTCCTACACCTTGACCGTTTTTGCCTTGGGGTTACGGGATAATTGGTTTTCATGATGCAGTCACATATATGGATGGGTTGGGGAGTTTCAGTGTTGCAGCTCTTAGTTTTGATGATGCAACTGGACTTGAAACAATTGGTGAGCAGGCTTTGCAGGGGAACAGCCAACTGACAGGGATACTTGATTTATCAGCGACAAATGTCTCAGTAATTAAAAAAAGCGCCTTTTCCGGCTGCTCCAATCTGACAGGAGTTGTTCTACCAAAAACGTTGAAAGAATTAGGAAGCAGATCATCCTCTGCCGGTTCTGTATTTAACGGGTGCGAAGGACTTCGGTATATCCGCGTGGCCGGTAGTAGTAACCAGAATGCGGTTTTTGAACTGCCGGAGGGCCTTACCTATATTGGAAGGCAGACATTTAAGAACTGTTTTGCTTCCGATGTGGATGCAAAGGTAATTATTCCTGCTAGTGTAGAGACAATCGGAAGTGAGGCGTTTTACAGCAAACGGATTTCCCAGATCATCATTCAAAAGGAAGGAGACGGATGGGATCCACGATTAACCGGATATGATACATCTGCATTTAAAACCGGAAACGATGACCTGTTGGTGGTGTTTTTAAATAGGAAAAGCTATGTGGACTATACAGTGGGCCGGAGCTTTACAGGGGCGGTAAAACGTGCATTGTCCTATCCGGTGACGCTCACCTTTCAGAATGCCAAAGAGGGTGTCATCAAGCAGGATAAACTAAACTATCAGTCCATTCAGTATGAGTATGATGAGGCAGCAGGATTTTGGGCCGTCAACCAGGACTATCTGCTTCCGCAGCCCGCAGGAGAACAGGTGTCCAAGCCCGGTTATAATACATTTTGGACAGTGGACGACAAAAAATTGACAGACAGCGGAAAAATAAATATTACTTCAGATAATCCAACGGTAGAAATAGACTATGTCATACAGAACCCGACAATTCAACCTGTTGCGGACGGTACTGTTCAAGCGGATTTCCACACATTAAGCATAGATTTGGATGCGGCGGGCCCGCATACCGTAGGGGTACAGGTTTCACACCCACTGCTGAAAGAGCAGCAGGGCACAGAGGATACCTATGTGTATTTCCAATACTGCTGGTGGGATGAATCCGGAGAGGAAAGCGGTGTCAACGGCCCCAGAAGCAGGGCGGAACCTGAATTGTTTTCCAGCTCCGCTGAAAACGGAATTCTAAATCGTGTCAAGACGGAAAATGCGGTCATTCCTATCGACGGCCAGGAGCACGCCAGGACCGATGGACACTACTACATGGTCGAAATCTATGGTTACCTGGTGGAAAACGGAGGTACCCCGGAGCTTTTCTACAAGTCCCATCACAATTTTATTGATTTCGGTTCGGACTCCGACACGGAGGCAACCGTGAGCAGGAGCTATACACTCCAAGTGGAGGTAACTCAGGTAGAGCGCCATGCAGTTCTCTTCCAGACTGGTGAGCATGGTACGCTGGAGGGGACTTCCAACTTTGCAGTAAAAGACGGGTCCACGATGCGTAAGAGCGGTTATCCTGTACCGAGCGTTGCTGCGGACAGCGGATACAGCTTTACCGGCTGGCTGGGAACGGATGGTATAACCCGCACCAGTAATGAAGTGCTGGATCTGACGGTCACCGGGGACATGACCTTTACGGCGCAGTATGCAAAGGATTCCGGCTCCGGCGGCAGCACCGGCACGACCCGGTACACCATTGAGGCCAGCGCGGGCCATGGCGGCGGGATCAGCCCGGACGGCAGGGTGCGGGTGAGCCGCGGCAGCGACAAGACCTTCCGCATCACCCCCGATGCCGGGTATGAGATTGCCGACGTGCTGGTGGACGGCGAGAGCGTAGGCGCGGTGGACAAGTACACCTTCGAGAGCGTGCGTAAGGCCCACACCATTGAGGCCCTCTTCGCGCCCGAAAAGCAGCTTGCCGACCC